ACGCATTATTGATTATGAGTGGGAGCTAATAGAAGACACAAGTAACTACCACAAGCACCATGATTTAATTATACAGTGGGCTAAGGGGGCTGAGGTTGAAGTTAACATAGACGGTTTTTGGTATGTATCCCCTCACCCTTATTGGGATGAGGATTGTGGAGAATATAGGATAAAACCCCCAAAACCAAAAACAGACAAAGAACGTATAGCTGAATTAGAAGCGAGAGTACAAGAATTGGAGGGTAAATTAAATGAAAAAACATACAATAAAGCAGAAGTACGCGAGCAAGCAAGGTAAGATCGAGTGGTACTGTAAAGAGGGCATGACTGTCAAGCAAATTGCAAAACGGTTCAATGTAACGTATGTTGACATGAGCAACATCATTAAGGCGCTTGATATAAGCGTTATTAGACTTAGAAACCAAGGTTGATATTATGAGTTTATTTCACATGACACCCAAGCAAGTAGCTGATGGATTAATAGCTGATCGGTTAAAGGTTGGCGACAATGCCAAGGCATTACAGCAAGCGGCTATTGATAGACAGGCTAAAGCTAGGAGTAAGGCGGAAGATATTAAAATTCAAAGTGACGCTGAACATTCTTCAGAACTTTAACTAATAGGAAGGTGATTTATGAAAGTAATTTTAAATTATGACGAATTGACGGGTAATATAACTGACTCAAAAGGGGGGTTTATATTTAATTATTGCGGCCTTAGTTATGATTCAGTGGATGATATGACCTCTATTGATGAAGTGATTAAACTTAAAAATGCAGGGTTTACAGCTCAAGAAATAATTGAAATGCGTAAGGCGGGGTTATAAATTTCGTTTGATGTTGCGAGGGTCGACCGTACCGCCTGAGGCCATCTCCTGTGCCGATGGACAGTCGAGTAACCAAAGCATTAAGGTTGGGATTAGTTATCCTTCATGTTAGTCTAGCCCACTAATTACCGAAACGGGCTAACAATTTAAAAGGCAATAAAACCTCATTTCGCTGCAACGTTATGGGGCTTTATTTTTTCTTATAATTATCAACAATCTTTTCAGCACTTCTGCCAGTTACATAACCGCCCAGTCCAATTTGCAATAAAAGCCATGCTTCAGTGGCTAGCCTAAACGCAAGCAGTCCAAACGAGTCACATACGACTAAAACCAAAAAGGTTAGCATTGTTATCGGTCGCCAGTTTCGTTGCATCCAGCTTGCACCCTGCGCCTCTGATGTGATGATTGACGCCTTGGCTTCAAGTAGTTTTGTTTCGTAGTCGATAACTTTAACTAAAAGCTCGTTCTCAATAGTTTTTATAGCAGCGTTCAGCTTCATTTTTTCTTCAGTGCTGGTGTGCACTGCATCAATTAATTTAGCCGCTGGTTTAAATATATCACCAATAAAACTAAGTAGATTCATGATCTCTAATCTCCAAAATGTAATTTAACTTTTTATCACCGAAAAACCATAGCATTGCTTTTAAACATTCCATTGAAACTAAAATGCAACCTTCGCTTTGTTCAGGCTTTGAGCCTGTGTGAAATTCAATATTTGTTCTACCTGGTACATCTAGCACTCTAAACCATTGAAAGCGTCCGTGAGTGTCTCTAGTGAATTTGTAATGCCCTGCAGGGATGCAAGATATAGATGTTTGATTATTTAACCAAGGCCGCTCTAATGTGTCAAATTCTTGACCGTCTGGAAGGGTTAGCGTTCCGTTAGTTCTATCTGATGCGGATTTATGGCGCTGTAATATCATTTAACAAGTACAGATACTAATACGCCCATCCCGCCCATTCCAAGAATTAGGGAGGTGAGAACCTTCCACACTAACCCCCTAACAGATTCAACCGTAGGTTGCATAGAGGCTATAGCAATGGAATGGTCTGTTATGCTTTTACCCATACTAACTTGAGAGGTAATTAATGACTGCATTGTCTTATCTGTGTTGTCGTGCTTTTCAGTGTACACCGCGAACTGTGTCGTCAATTCTCGCATAGCTTTAGTGCAATTGCTCATCTCAATTGACATTGTCCCAACCAAATCATGGAGCGCCTGGACTTGATTTTTTTGCGCTCCCAACTCCATTAATGTTTCTCTTTCTGCTGGCATTATTGACAATTTCCACTATTAAGATGCCCAATGAAATGGCAATCATTATTAAACCTATGACCACAATAATTATCCACCATTAAAGCCTCTTTTGATATTATACTTTAGTATACACAATCACTGAGTGTTAATTGCAATTTTATTGCCTACAAAAATTACCTGTGACATTTTATTATTAATGTGTGCAACGCAATCAAACTTTGAGATTGCATTGCATGACGTTAATGATATTAAGGTGAGTAAACAAGCTGATTGTTTGAAATACTTAATCTTGAAACTAGCCATTCTATTCTCGCTATTCCACTTTCAGGTTCTTCTGTTCCAATTGGTTTTAATTTGATTTCTATTTGAGTGTTAATGGCATCAACAAAAGATTGAAAATAAAAATCTGTTGATTCTTTATCTTTCATATTTGTTATAAAGTGCGTTCTCTCTGTCAAAAATACCCATTTATCGCCCGATCTATATGATGCCCTAATGCCATACTCATCAGTAAAACCAGCCCCATATGTGGGCCACGCACATAGCTCAAAACCATAAACCTGTCCGCATACTGCCTTAGCTGTCGGTGTGTTTACATCTGCAAATACTGATGATGCAAATAAAAACAATGTTAAGATTAAAAATTTCATATTTCATGTGCCTCTACTGGGTTGGTTAATATAGTGTTGCTTCGCCCGTCAGCTAATATGCCTATGCTTGTTAGGTAAGCTAACGAGTCGATAGTGTCTTGCATTGTCAATACTACGTTACTCACTGCTTGCAAATCCTCGTATATATCAACAACGATGTCATCGGTTGATTTACGTATGAGTGTACGCTCTGGCTGTGTAAAGCGTTGCATGAACGCTCTACGTGTTATCTTATCGCCAAGATATGACTTTTCCGCCGATGTTAATAGCCGTCCGGCGCTAAATACTCCGCTTTGGATTTCATTCAACATTAATCTAGTTTCCTGTAAGTTATATCAGCGTTAATGCTAGTATCGCTAGCAGATTGGATTTCCAGCAAGAAATTCTCCTCGAAAAAAATAGGATCATACATGGAGTTGTTACCGCCATTACCACCAAAAAGAACAGGCCCCGCATCGGTAACAGTCCAAACCCCGTTGTATTTTACCTCGTTATCAATAGTTAACTTGACAGTATAATCTTGCGATGTCATCGCCCCAAAAGAAACCCTCGAAACAACGCCCTTTGCTGAAGGGACAGAGAATACAGTGGTCAACCCAGATGAAGCGTCTATTCCGGTTACCGATACAATAGAGGATTCGCCGTTCCAAGTTGTCGGCGCTGTTAAATCAACTGCTAACTTTTGGACTGGATACGTAACTTCTATTGATTCACCGCATGGCCCGAATTGTCTACTCATGATAAATACTCTATTTCGTCAATGTTTAAGATAATATCATAAAACCTAACGCCAGCTAAATTAATAGTGAAGTCACCATTTATAACCGTTGTCCCTGCTGTGTCGATTGTGTCTATTTCACCAGATGCCACGGTTACGGTACCAGCTAGAACATTATCAACGTAAATATTCAGCACACCAGAATCATATGTGATTATCACAACAGTTAAGGATGTAACTTGCGAGCTAATGGTGGTGGTTGCGCTATAAGTCACAAAGTCATCACCGACTATACTGGCAACAAAGTTATTGCTTGAGTCAGTGCCAAAGATAAATAAATCACCCGTTGTGCTTGGAACAACTAATATATCCTGTGAAGCTGTGCCGCTGGTGTATGTGCCTACATCTATGATTGCAGTGAAGCCAGCGCTTAAAAGAGGTATGTTATTATAAACATTAAATGAATCTGTCTCGTCATTAGTAATTAACCAGCCCTTAACTTCTTCTCTAGGCTCATCAGCCAGCGCTGATTGGGATACGCCATAAATGTCAGTATAGCTACCGCCCACAGCCCTAGTGACGGTTAGCAGGCCGTTTAGGCCATCTACAATGCTATTGTTTTTATATAAATAACATACGGGGTTATCAATCATTGTTTTTCTGACGTTATTAAAGCCAATGCCGTCAGTGCCATCGGCTCCAGGAGCGCCGCCCGTACCTATACTGCTTATTATAACTTGAGCGGGATTGTCTGTTGCTGAAGTTGTCATTTATAACCCCTGTAAATATATCATGTTGTTGTCGCTAAGCTCTAAGTTGTAAGCCACTATATTTGACAAGTAACAGCTTGCATTTTCGCCAACCCTTACGGCGCTTGATACAATACCGCCAGCGGCCAAAGCTTGGGTGCTTACTAATGTTTTTTTGTTGTAAAGCTTGATATTTGCACCATCAAAAACAATACCGATTTGATTAGCGCTTATCATGTTAAAGCTAATGCTGTTAACGCCCATTTTCACATATAAGTCATCATCTTGAAAATATACAGAAAACTCATTAGCACCGGATTCTTGATTGCTAAAAATATACTTTATTGAATCATTGCTATCTATCCCATAAAACCTAAACGATAGGCTCCACGGCAGTAAGGGCGATGGAAAATTGTATTCGTAGGGTATCTGTATATTATCTTCCACCCTAGATTCCGCCTGTGTTGCAGTGTAAATATAGGATGATAAATACCCCGTTTCAATTTGGACACCTGATATTGCAAGCTTGGCTGTTAATGACGGCGAATAAATGTGGAATTTTATGTTTTCATTGCTGCCTGATATGCAGTTTATATTATATCTAGCCCAGCCCGTTATTGATGGGATCTCTAATGAATAATTTGCACCACCACCAATTGAAACGCTAAACGTCTGCATTGATCCAGCGGTTAAGTAAGCATAAAATGAAACATTATACTCTGCACCGTTAACTGTTGCGTCGGTGTCAGTCTCAACATAAACATCAGGTAAAGAGCCATATTCAATTAAAGCGTATTGTGAGTAGAACCCTACGCCGTCTACGCCGTCAAACGTCCCAATACTACAATTTGTTTTAGTCCACTTTGAAAGATCATTGCTATTTGTGCATAAATTAGTTTTTGAGCCTTCAAGCAAGTAGCCGCGATCACTATCACAGGGTTGATAATTTGTAGTTGTTGATTGTGGAACAATACCTTCAGTGTGAACGATTTCAGACATTCCAGCGCCATCAATTAATTGAGCCTCATAAATAGCAATCCTTGTTCCTGCGTCACCTCTTGGATTTAACGAAAATCCAGTCAAAGCCGCTATTGCTCCCGCTGGAGCCTGAACTCTAACCCATCCACTAGATGGCGTTAGTGCTCCATATCTGCCAGATGTCGGCGCTATTGTGAAATCAAAAGACGATAATGAGCCAGATAAAACCTTAATCCAAACCGACATATTAACAACTGAATCAATCAAAACGCCAGTAATGGCTTGCTCTATAATGCCAGCCGATCCGCCGATTGCTGCCGTATCGACATCAAGGTTTATTTCAGTTGCGCTTGTGCCTCCAACTGGATCGGCTGTTGCTCCGATTATTGACCACGCGCTAAACGTATCAGACCACAATGAAAAATCATTTGAGTAAGGTACGTAATTTACTACAGATGTGCCTGAAGCAACACTTGGTACATTGTATCTATCAGTAAAGAATGCAGATGAATCGCGGGTTGCGGTTATTGTTGTTTTTAAATTTGGATTGTTATTAAACAGTAACCCAGATATATAATTATTAACCTTGTTAGAATCAATATCAGCAACACCTAGGCCATTACTGCCATCCGCACCAGCAGCGCCCCTATCTCTCCCATTGTGAATAGTTAAAATACTCATCTTATTGAATTCTGTTCAATTTCAATTTCTAACCCACCAATAAAATCAACGGTTGTATCTACATATTCGGCTTTAATATCAGTTATATATTTTACAGATGATGGTTCACCGACTGTAGTTGGAATTGGTAAAAGCGCTTGGCTTTGGGCTTTAGTTAGCGATAAGTTAAATGCGCCAATCTCCAAGTCAATATCGGTGACCGTCCAATCTATTGTTTTATTTATTGATGTTGAGGTCAAAAGCAATTGAGCCGTTATTGTTGCTCCCGTTAAATCCTTGGCAGCACCACTTGAATCTGTATAAACACAATCTATGCTTATAGTCTCCCCAGCGGTATAACAAAGTTTGCCTCTCGTGCCTACGCAAGCCATAATAACCCCCTTGAAAAAATCACATTATACACCATGGTCACCATTACCGTTAATATATCTAGCTGCAGTCTCGCCGTAAAAAGTAACAACCGCGCCATTATCAACAACCCCGCTGCCAGCTAAGCCGCCAGTTGCGTTATTATTTGCCCCATCAATCCCAAATACAGTGTTAACACTTCCAGATATGCCTTGTTCTGCAAGATCGGTATTTGTTCCAGCCTGCCCAACATTGCCATTTTGTTGACCTTTGCCTGAGTTGCCGCCTCTGCCGCTAGCTATACTGTCGTTAACAATTACAGCGTCAAACCCACCATCACCGCCTGCTGGCGCTTTTATGTAGCCATCTGCTAAAGGGTATGCGGTACTTACTGCGGATGAATCTCCGCTAAAATATATATCCATATCCACACCCTCCGCATCTACAGCAACGCCACCATTGCTGCCATTAGTTGGTGGTGTGGTTTGTGCTTGAACTCGAATGTTATCTACAGCGCCAGCGCCAGTGCCACCAGCGCCACCCTTGCCGCTAATTATCGCGCCGTTAGCCATAATGATTGTGATTTTACTACCTGGGGCAAACCCGCCAGCCCTAACTGCGGCTATTGACGTGTTAGATCCAGATATAATGGCAGCATCAAAAATAAATGTTAAATCAACAACTTCAGACGGAGCGCCAGCAAATTGGATGTAAAGGTTAATGTCATCATAATTACCCGAGATAATTATCTCTGAGCCTTCGCTAAAGGTTGGTTCGTATGACAATCCGGTCACTGTGTACGTTCTGCCCATTTGTGTATAATTGGGTTTTATAGATGTTATTTGCGCCCTTGCTGTATTTGTTGGAAGCCCTGCAAAATTAACAGTGGTCAGGTCTTGTATATCTACTACGTCGCCCGTATTAAAATTTAATTTTCTTTCTTGCGTCATCCATGTAAAGTTTATTGGATCAGAGTATCTGTTGACCCACCTATTGGTTAGTAGATCCGCGCTATCTTTTTCAAGTACAAATGAAGGGTCAAATTTTTTGGTTTTCGGTTCGCCAAATAAATCAGAGCTTTCTAGCTCAGTCCGTACAAATAACGATGCTTTGTTGTAGCTTTCTATATCATCGTTGTTAGTTAACGTGCGCTTATCATAAATAGCAAGCGCCCTAGTCGCTCTTAAGGTTTCCTCTTTTCTTCTTGTGATAGATTCAAAGTCTATTTCATTACCTTCTGAAATTGACACTGTAGATGCTTGCCATGCGCTAATAGCTGATATTTTTATTAGCCTATCAACTGGGTCAAACCACATGTCGATCATGAAGAAAGTTAATATTTTTTCTAGCGCTTCAAATGTATCAAAAGACTCAATCCATAACGTATTGATAAAGTTTGTTGGATGCCAGGCGTTTATTTCTTCTGCCCACGCAGTGGTATCAATAAATGATGGGTCAACACCTATGTCTATTAGTATTCTATACAGTAAATCGTCAATCCTCTCATTGTCTGAAATCTCACACACGAAAATCTCATCACCCAGTGAATGGGTATCTTTCTCTGTTTTAGATAAAGCTTTCGTGTAGGAAATAGTTGTACCACGAGTGTTTACTGTTATTGATGCTGATCCGGTTCCGATGTTTGACACTGCTAATATTTTCATTAGCTCGTCGCCTATTCTTATTGTCCATTGCGCCTCATAATTTACATTTGGGTCTACGTTAAACGTTGTTTGTGAATTAGTTATATCATTAATTAAATAACCTTCTAATGGCAAAGGCCACACAGTCTCATCAATATTAACTTTTGATAACTCATCTTTAAATCTAATATCAAACTCGCCCTTTTTAACTGCGTTAACAGATTCAATTACATAATGTCGAGTTTGCGCCCCGTTCTCCATGTCTATAGTCCCATCAACCTCAAGCCTATAATTTTTTATCCTCAACGGCTTATTAGTCAAAATATTTCTAGCTACTAATTTTGCAATGTACCCGCCTTGGTTTTTTACCTCATCAGTTACCGCTGGAGCGTTAGGGTTTGGATCTTTTCCCGTAATATCTAGCATTCTTATTGCGCCAGTTCCACGGCTTGAAAGCCCTCTGCCTGAGTTTAATCTTGCTGGCGTTTCTGATATTGATTTAATTAGACGCAAAACACCACTTTCTGGTAATAGCGGTGCGCTGTCTTGAGTGAATTTATAAGTTGTTGTTGCATTACTAGCTTGGTCACAAGTAAGCGGAGTGCCGAACCCCGCTTCACCACCAACTGTGCACGCCCCATTAATACTAGGGAGGTCAATCTCAATAACTGTAAAGTGAGTTTGTGTAAATAAACTTCTTGATTGCTCAAATGTACTCATAGTCCAGTGAACACCTTAAATTGTAAGGCAATGTTATTCATAAGCCTTGTGCTATTGTGGGCTGTAACTTTTGGGTTGCTTGGGTCAAAGCATAAGTAAGCACTAGAGCCAAACAAAACGTCTCCTTCTTGATCTTGCTCTAAAATAAAAAAGTAATTGCTAAAACTAAAGTCTAGGAATGTTTGCCAGCTATTCTCGCTAAAATCTCTAGTAACATTTGGTATTTTTAAGCTGCCTTTCAGAGCTACTTTTTTAGTTAAAACTGATGTTGGAGCCGCTAAATTATTAATGTTGCTTTTAGTCTCTATACTTCTGTTAAGCCATTGGCGATTATACCCCGCGCTTTCGCCGCCGTTTGGTATCTGTATATAATTACCAGCGGCTATAAATCTTACAGACGGCAAGATATTGCCAAGAGTGTTATATAAAACCACCCGCAAATTAATAAATGATTGAGCGGGGAAGGTAATCATCACGCAATTTTCCCTAGTAACATAGTTAGTTGTAATAATATTATTGCCATCCGTCACTCTTATATAGCTTTGGTTGCCTTCGCCCGCTGATGGGTTGGAGATGTTGATTCCAGCAACCGCAACATAATTTATAGACTCAGTAGCACCAAACACAAAAGAGATCTGGTTGTTATCTGATCCGGTGTAAGAGGTACTAAAATCTGGGTCTGTTGCGTTGGCTGGGTTATCACCAGAAAGGCCAACACTTACATTAGGTTGAACCCCCAAAAGAACATTTGACGTTGTCAGTCTCATCCTCTGCCCTGCCTTTGATTCTCGTTTAACATACCTGCTAATACGTCAATTAACTGATCGCCCGTCTCAGCGTTAAAAGTAATTGTGTTAGATGTACTACCTGTCTCGTCCCTAAAGTCTAAACCTATTTCTGATTGATCAGGTATATAATTATCTTGTGGTGGTGATAGACTGCCACCGGACGCCGAAATGGAACCACCACCCTTACTTGACCCTTGAAGCGCTGCAAGTTGAGCTACGCCTGTGGCCGCTGCTAGTGCCATTGCTGGTATTGACATCGGATAACCTAAAGCGTTAGCCTTTGATATTGCTATAGCCGTATCAGCGACGATTAAACCAGCACCTATGGCTTTGTTATCATCAAAGAGTAATTGATTAAGTGCCATACCTTGACGCACACCATCCTGCGCGGCGTTTAGCTTTTCTTTTTCTGTTTTGTCAGCCCAGTCAGCTTCACCTTTCTTTACCTTCTTGGTGGTTTTCTCTGATGACTTTTCTAGCGACTCTCTTTTTGCTATATAATCTCTGTAAAGTTCGAACCTGCGATCTAATTGATCGGCTTCCTCCAGTCCCAATATCTCACCAGCATCGATTAACCGCTGCCAGTCCTTCTCAAATTCTTCATCAAGTAATTCTGCGCGGGTTAGGGTGAATTGCCGTAGGGCTTCTAATTCGTCACCAGTACCCATAGAAAGCAACCCACCTTTTTCACCGCCTATCTCGCCACCCTTGCGCTTTTTGGCATCGTCAAGACGTTCTAGTTCTACAAGCACTTCAAGTTGTGCCTTGTATTCCTCTAATTTTCTTTTTTCGTTTTCAAGTGTTGCATTACTAGTAACTAAAGTTATACCGCTAAATTGGTTTTGAGCCATTTTATTTTTAGTGGTTTCTTCTTCAATCCTAACCCTTTCTTGTAATACTCTTATTAAATCCTCAGTGTCTTTTATCTGCTGTCTAGCTCCAGCCGAACTAGTAATATTTTCGGCATCAAGGAATGAATTAATAAAATCAATTATTGTCTGCGTAGCTTCTGGAACGATGTCAATCACATCATTAAAGAAATCATCTAAAACTGGGGCAAGTGTTGCGCTTATGGCTGTTGTTGCATTACCGATTGAAGATGTCATTAAGGTAAATGTATCTGATACATCTCGCAACGCCTCGGCTTGCGTTCCTGTAATCTGCAAAGAATCATTTACATCATTAAACCGTTTTTTAAGCTCAAGCAATTCCTTGGAGTTATTAGAGAACAAGGGGATCAGCTTTGATGAATCGTTACCTAGCGATTCAAAAAGCGTAAGCATTTGATCGGCGGATACGTTTGCACCCTCCATACTTGAAACCATTTGACCAAGAACCTCTTGGGATGACATGCCGATAAATTCTTGAGCTAAAGACCTCGCCTCGTCTTTTGTTAACTTCATAACATCGGCGTAATCTTGGAATGCACCAGTGCCCGCTGTTGCAAACTCGCCTATTTTATCTGAGATGTCCTTTGATATATCTCCAATCTGCTCGGCGTTAACTCCATATCTTCCAGTGGCAAATGATAATGCTTGAAAGTCAGTTGTTGATGTTTTGGCTTGTTTTGAGAGTAACTCTAGTTCGCGTCTACCATTGGCTGATGATACAACCATAGCAGTTAT